TTTTTTTTTTTCAAGCAGAAGACGGCATACGAGATTGGTCAGTGACTGGAGTTCAGACGTGTGCTCTTCCGATCTCCAGCGTAAGGCAAGTCCCGGACAGGGTGACGCATGACACCAGCGCGAACACTTGAGAGGCTGCCTGTGAGTTCCTGGGGTTATCAGCTAGCACGCTTCCGACTGATACTGATGCGAACCCTGCTGTCACTCCAGCGAGTGCGAAAATCGAAAAGAATAATAATTTCTGAGGAATCAGGTTAGCCATGATAAGAAGAACTGATGTTAAAGATTGTGACAGATGGGTGTGATCTCAGGAAATGCGCGCCAGACGACGTGACACGCTGGATTGACTGATGCCCATATGTTGGGCGATTCTGCGCTGGGTCCAACCGTGCTTGCGGCTTAGGCGCGTGATGCGCTGATCCTTTGTTTCTGTCATCCATAAGATCACGATGACAGGAAGGAGAAGGAAGACTGCTAGGGCTGCAATAGTTGTCATTAGTTTTGAGCGGGTGTTGTGAAGTGGTTCCGCTTGATTACTACATTACAGCATCGGGGCAGGATTTCAACGCCTAGCCCCAACAATCAATTCTCAATCTGTCACACTGTCAAACTCTCCACGCTGGACAGCACAGATTGGACCATCCATTCGATCTCCTCTTGCTGGCGTAGCAAGGCAAGGAATCCGATATGGCCCAATTGCTCAGCAGGCAGCAACTCCGTCGTGATGTCGTCGTCTCTGAAGGCAACACGCCCCACATTTTCAGCGAGCCACGCAATATTTTGTGACGTGTAAGAATCTGCGCCAGATTCTGCGATCTCCCAGGATATGCCTCTATAGTCCTCAACGTGCCACGGGGACTCGTCAGGTTGGCTGTAGTTGAGAAGCGACTCAACAATATGCGCGACCGTGGCATAGCGCCAATCATTGGGCATTTCGTCATCGTGGGCAGCACGGACAACCCCCAGTAGTTCGTCTCGTATGGGTTCCCAGTAGACAGCCTCCGAAAGATAGGTGTAACTTGTGCCGTCGCTCTTGTGACGAACGCCGATACAACCGCTTAATGCTTCGAGCCAGGCTTGGAACGTTTGGGGCCGTGAGATTTGATTTGTCATTGTCTAGTTGTTTTGGACTTGCCAAGCATTGCACACTTTCCAGGATTCCGCAACCACAAAACCAAAATCCTGAGAAATTCCCAAAAATTCCCATTCCGTGGTAACGTTGCCAGCACAGGCACGAACCACCAAATCGGCTTGTCTTTCTCACTTCTCAAAACTACATCGACACTATGGACAGAATCGAAGCATTCGCTGAAATCCGCGCTTTCAAGGAAGACGGGCACTCACGAGCCACCATTTTGAGGTTTCTTGAATCGTCAGGTATCGCATCTTCTACCGCCTATCGCTGGATAAATGAGGCGTCCCATGTCGATGAGGCGGGTAATACTCCTAAAGACCTGGCAATCAAGGCAACGTTACAGATTCTCAATAAAGCGACCCTTAATGAGAATTACGACATTGCGTTAAAGGCAGCGGCAACACTTGCAAAGCTTGGGTGAAAATGATTCTCATTATCATTTAAACTTGAGAATGATTCTCATTATCATTTTTTTGGTAATGGTTTTCATTCTCATTTTTTTGTGCTTGGTTATTGAGAATGCGTCTCAATAGCAACAAGCTTGCCTAGGTCGGTGACGTCCCACCCTTAGGCCCCGTAAGCCCCACGCTCCAGGGTTGTGTATATATGTAACCCTATAACAGAGACCTTGCCGGTCCATTTTGTTTTTGTGTATAACAGAGACCTTGCCGGTCCATTTGCACAACTGACAAGTATGTGATACTGTAAAGCGTCCCCACAAAACACACAAAACAATGACAACCCCACACAAAACGATTTCACGTGAAGATCTATTAGCTGAAATCGATGAACGCTTTCTAAAAGCCGTAGGAATAACAAGCTTTACGAACAATTACAAAGTAGCGTTGCAACTGCTCGAAATACGTAAAAACATCCCAACAGATAGCGACATAATAAAGTAATGGAGTATCTTCAGCTTTCTGAAAAATAACGCTCCAGTCTAGCTTTAAATCTACATTCAGCGCCTAATAACTCCAGGTCACTTAATTGCCTGATCTGGGGTTCACCACTTCTACGTGCCACCACAATCAAAGCCCCGTTAACATTTATTCCGGTTAATCTCCTAAGCCCTAAAGAATAAGCACCACACTGATCGATATAATTAGTGAGCATGTCTTCACTCCTTTCTTTAGCTGAAGTTTTCCAGTCACACACAAATAAACCCTTAGTTCCTTTAATCTCTATAAGTGCGTCAGCCGTTCCAGCAAACTTTAATTCAGGGTGATGGACCTTAAATTCAATCGCATGAATGGCCGAAACGTTATCAACGATCCACTCCCTTAATCCTCTGGCGTAACCTGATGCGCTCCACGACACTTTAGGTGCGCTTTTAGCGGCTTTTTTAAGTGCCCAGCTGGTGATTGCTGTTGCTGGGCGTTCCAATCCCTGAGGGTTAAGTTTTATTACGCCTTTCTTTTCTGCTGCTTGAATGGCAAGTTTACGTGATACGCGGAGAAGTCTTTCTGCGGAGTCGTGAGCCAACGTACCACGCTTTGCGGCCATGTCTCGGTCTTCTCCAGAACCTGGCCTAGCCAACCAGCGTTCCAGGGATTCTTGCTGCCACTGGGGCGCTGTATTTGAAAGTATATGCGTAACAGAGTGAAACACAGAGCCGTGCTCATCCCGATATACGCGGAAAGGGCCAGAATCATCACGTTCCAGGGTATTTCTACCTAGGTCTATCAGCTTTTGCTGTGCTTCGCTAGCCATGCTTTGATTAGCTGATTTGTTTTAGGAACTACTAGGTGATATGAACTGACCCAACCCACCTTATCGCCGACCTTGATTCGTACCATCGAATCATGATCTGTGGTGATCTCTGGTTCAGGTATTTTTACAGAACAACCCTGTGTATAACTGGTGGAATGGGTGGTCTGGGCTTTCTCTTCCATCGGCAATATATGCTCGTTCCAGCCTAGCTTGCCTTTCCCTTTGTTCCTGTACTTGCTCTTGTGGTGTCATAAAATACTATTTCCCATATCTAGTATAGCCATAAAAAAAACCCCGTGCCATAGAAACACGGGGCTTTGTTAGGTGTTAGGCAGCTTCCTTGAATGGGTTACCGCCAGAAATCATCCGCGTAATGTCAAAACCTGCGGTGAGTGCCGCCTCCCATGTTTTGTCGATGACAGCTTGGGATGTTTTACGTGGCACAGGGCGGAGAGTGTATTCAGTTTTTAGACCTGATCCTTGTTTTGAAAGAATAAAGTCAATCTCCATTAAGTTTTCGTATTCATCTGTCATCTGGGAGATTTGATCGATCTCTTTGATAATTGTTTTCTGGGTAAGACTTAAAACTTGAATCGATTTTGACTCGAAGTTGTAAACAGGAACAGCAACACCAAATTTTACGGGGTCAGGTGCTGTACCTTCCACGTTCATCTTGCGGGTGTATTCCGGTCCCATTTCAGCCTCTATGTCTGATGGTGATGGGTCTGATGCAAACCTGAATGGCCGTGACGCTCCATCGGCAGTGGCCCCCCAGCACTCGAAAAACTCAAGAGGCTCCTCTGCCAGCAAGGCAAAACGTGTGCTACCTCCAGATGGGATTTTGCTCGGGTTTAAGTAACCGCCACCTTCTCCAGCTGTGACAGCGGCTTGATTTTTCAGAAAACTCATTTGTGATTTGCGGTGAGCATTGCTCTATGCTCGTACACAATAGCACAATGACAGGGGTTGCCACCGCAACTACAATAAAAAAATGCCCCGTCGCAGCAAAACGGGGCAGGTTTTCTCCTGTAGCAATTTAACAGATGTCACTGCTCGATTTCACACGCTCTATACCAACAAACTGGGCAACGGCTCCGATCTACAAAAAAGGGGTGCAAATGCCAAAAGGTGGTGAAGCCTGCGGCAAGAATCCCCTCGGTAGGGCTCACCACGACAAGATGAGCCCCGAGGCCACTGCGATGGTCATCGAGCGTCAGCCTGAAACGTTCCAGGCTGTGGGTGTCTTTACAGGACCACGCTCTGAAGGACTGGTGATTCTGGACGTTGATGCCAACCTCGGCGCTGTTGTGGCCAAGTGGGGTAAAGATTTAGCAAATGCTCCACGCATTACTTCCCCTAAAAAAGCCGCTGCAAAGTTTCTTTTTACTGTCCCGCAGGAACTGTGGACTGAGGTATCCGACATCAGCCTCGCTGCTAGCGGTGAAGGGTGGGAGGTTCTGTGGGGCCGTCAAGGTCTTATGGCTGGTGCCTACCCCTCTGGCGGTAATTACACCCTCAAAGGTGATCTAAACGCCGTTCCAGAGGCTCCTGGCTGGCTTTTGGAGCACATGAAGTTGTCGTTTAAAAATAAGCACTCCAAAAAGGTTGGTAAGTCCCTTCGTGATGGGCGCTGGTCAATGCGTTCCAAGGAAGAACTGATTGCTATTGCTCAATCCTGCCTGTCAGTCATTCAGCCACAAGGCCGGGGCTCTGAACAGCTCTGGTGGCAGATCGGGGCAATGCTCCATTCCGACCTGGCTGGTGAAGCAGGTCTGAACCTTTGGCGTGAATGGTCGCTCCAAGATTCTGAATACGAAGATGACTGGGATAATGGCAAAGATCCCTGCCAAAGTCGCTGGGATGCTGGTTTTAAATCTCAAGGTGGTCTGGGCTTTGGAAGCCTCATCCGCCTAGCTGATCATTACGACCCACAACGGGCACGCTTTGCACGCGATGGCTGCGGCGCAATTGTTGATGAAGTTGAGTCCAAGCCTATTTCCTTGATACGTGAGCGCCCTTCGTTTGAAGAAGTAATCCAAAAGGCTCGCTCCTATCTAGAGCTTGATAACCCCGCTGAAATTAATTTCAATCTCAACAGCTTGGCCCTTGATGCTGGTTACCGGGACCAATTTGCACTGGAAAAGCTGATTGTTGATCAGATCCAGTATGAAGGCTCCAAGGGGCTTATGGATGTGTCCGAGCTTGCCGAGTTAGATGGCCAGCGGGAATATCTCATCCCTGATGTTCTGCCCAGCCCCTCTGTTGTGCTGATCTATGGCGCTGGTGGTGACGGCAAGTCCATGACTGCTTGGACTCTCGCAAAACACATTGCCACTGGTTCGCCCTTTGTAGTCCGTGGTAAGCACGTTCCAGTGCAGAAAGGCCCCGTTCTGCTCCTGAATGGTGATCAGCCGCTTATTCAGCTCAAAGAGCAGCTGCAGGAAATCGACTACCCGATGGACTCAAATACAAAAGTCATTACCGATTGGTCGCTCCAGCGCTACGCCCAGTTCATTAAGCACATGCAAGAGGTCAAGCCCAAGCTTGTTGTTATTGACTCGCTGATTGGCTGCTCTGGTGGTAGAGCATTCGATGAAAATAAAAGCGATTTTGCAACTCCTCTGTATTGGCTAACCCGAAACAACGGCGTGCTTTTTCCTGCAACAACCATCCTGATCATCCATCACGCCAACAAGCAAGGCGGCTTTAGGGGGACCAGCGCCATACGGGACAGCGTGGATTCCACATGGTGCCTCAGAAAGCCCACTCAGGAGCAGGTAGAGCGTGAAACCGTTCCAGCGCACTCCCGCATCATTGAAATCGAAAAGAGCCGCTCTGGACGCTCTGGCACGTCTTTGATCATGCGTATGGAGCATGACCTGTCCTTCTCTCTCTCCGATTTCACCCCAGAGGTGGATAAGACCAACACCAGCCCCAGCAGTGTTCAAGATCGGGTTCTGCAGCGGTTACGCATAATCCACCCACGTACCGCCACTAAAGCTGACATGCTTGCCGATCCACTCGTAAAGGGCACGGTTGATGGGATTACTAAAGCTCTCCAGCGGCTTAAACATCGGGCTTTGATTTCTGAAGTCCCATCTGAAGCTCGTTTAGGGCGTTCCAAGGACCAAACTAAGGTCTATCAAGCAGTCCTCGCGTGTGGAGAGGGTTCATATAATTGTCCACCCTCAAAGAACCCTTGCGCTGGAACGGATCTAGGGGTGGACAACAGGGGTGGACAGGATAAATTGTCCACCCTTGAAAGCACTGGAACGGGTAAGGGTGGACAACCCCTGGACAACCCGCAAGCTTGTCCACCCCTAGAACCCAGTGGCAGCGGCGTTTCTGGCCACATTGGACAGCCTGGACAATATCCCCACGCGAGGGAGACTGATCGCACCCAGGAGGAGTCAAACGCTCTGATGTCCAAAGCCTGGGACGTTTTCTACGGGTAACCTTTTTCTGTAGTAGGATAAAGAAGCTTTTATCCTACTTAGATGCAGACCCAACAAATTCCCGATGAAGTGCTGCTAGCACTGGAAAAGATCAACCTCAGGGATGTGATGACCTCTCCATCCCTGCAACCTTTCGTACTGTCCGCCCTGTGCAATGGGTTGGAACATCGAGGCCGGTGCCCCGTAACCGACAATGAGATTTACACCGAAGATGAAGAATTCTTTCTGTTTACGCTTACAAAAATTATTACTCGCGTCCCTAGGGACAAGAAACAGCTGATTTTTAACAAGTTAAGGCTTATTACTTCTGAAAGAAAAGCTTTAAGAGAAGGACGGGACAGGGTTATCGCCTAATCTTTCTGTTCAGGTAGCCAGCCGTTGTAAATCATCGCTTCAACGGCCTCTTGCTGAGACAGGTACAATTTTAAAAATCTGCAGGCAATCTCACGAAGGGCTTTGGTATCTGAGCAACCATTTATGTCCCTGCTAAAACGCTCGTAAACGAACTGGCGATTGACGTTCATTGAAAAAAACTGTTCTTACCTACTACAAAGTACCGAGAGAAAACTTTTGTCTAGCTGTTGTGCGCTACACACTGTACGACGAGTTTGAAAAAATTTTTTTAGTCAGTGAATTTTTGTATCAGGATACGCCAGAGGATTTCTGCGAAATGGAGGACGACATCGAATCTGCTCTGGCACACGGCATTGATGTCACCGTTATGAGCCGCTATGAGAACGAGGTTTTTCCTATACTCGCTGAAATCCTTGACTAATGTGCTACCGTAGGCAGGTCTACACAACCAGCCATGGCCTACGCAAAACTAAAAACACACGGCTACACAAAAGGTTCCGACATTCTCCATGTCACAGCTGTCGTTGATGACGCTGTACAGGTTGCTCCAGCTACCGCATACGATCCACCAGAGTTTGGTGCTGCTCTATGCGAGACCTGGATCCTTTGGGATCAGCCTCTTACGCATGAAAATGCTCCTACTAGTGAGCAGCTTTCTCGTATGCTGCCTTTTATAGATGATTGGAAGGCAATCGAATTTGGAGGCTTCGACGATGATTGATAACGTGAACACCCCGGCGCACTACATAAGTGCCAATGGCGTTGAGTGTATTGAAGCAATCAAGGCCGCGATGACAACCGAAGAATTTTTTGGTTATCTGCGCGGCAATTGCATCAAATACATCTGGAGGTATCGCCAGAAAAATGGCTTTGAAGACCTCCGCAAAGCCAAGTGGTACTTATGCCGCCTCATTTCAGAATTTGAAATTGACCCTTATGACGATCCTCTCGCATGAATTGCCCTAATTGTGACCGTGCTCCAAAGCGAGGCGATCACTGGGTAACCCAAACAAAACCGCGTTTCGAGTCCAGCATCGTTAGATGTCGAAGGTGCCCGGAATGTGGTTACAAATGGTTTACAGCTGAAGTCCCCATTCACTGCGAGCTTGACTCCTGTGATAGAGTTCCAGAACTAGAGGCAATCATCACAAACCTCTTAAAAACATCCTACGAAACTTTTCAACTCTAATGTCTACCCATCCATTCGATACACACAATTTTGCTTCTACAAAACTAAAGAATGTTCCAAGTTATCTTCAAGCAGAAGCAGAAGATTACAACTTAAAAGTTGCTGCCTATTTTGATAATTACGGCAATATTTCTGATAATATTGACGCCGCTATTGCAGAACAAGATTGGGTTTGGAAGCTGCGCACCGAGGAGGGCTGGCACGCAGATGAAGGCGGTTGGTACACACCAAACGACATCCATGAGACAGACTGGGAGCATGATTACGGCAACCCTTTTCCTGAGCAGCCAGTCTGGAGAGACTATGTAGCCATGTGCCGCAAGAATGCGGGCTGGAGGCTATTTGACGCAGGCTGGTACATGCCAACAGGTGAACATGAGTTGTCGTGCAAGCTAGAAAACCTTCCTGAGTACGATGTCTGATTTCAAGGTGTTCCACGGTATCGAGCACCTTCCAGAGCTTGGTAACAACGTCTCTATTGCTTTTGATACAGAGACACTCCAGCTGCAACCTGAGTTGGGTAAGCTTCGGCTTATCCAGCTTGGTTCCTTAGTCAATAAGGCGATAGTTGTTATCGATTGCTGGAAGTTAGATACAAACGATTGGGAAAAGTTAAAACTGTTCTTCACTAATGGTGAAAGATTCTGGTGTGCTCACAATGCAGTTTTTGATATTGCTTGGTTGCAAGAGCACGGAATTTACCTTACAGGAAGAGTAGCTTGCACTATGTTAGCCTCTAAAATTTTCTACAACGGTATACCTAAATTAAAACATAGCTTAAAAGATGTTGCCAAAAGAATACTAAAAATTGACGTAAATAAAGAGGAGCAAAAGTCTGATTGGGGTGCAATAAATTTAACAAAAGAGCAGCTAGACTACGCTGCCCGTGATGTAGAAGTTCTTATGCAACTCGATATTAGACTTACAAATTTACTGCAAAATGCCGGTCTGGCCTTCGCGTTCCAGCTTGAGTGTGGCGCTTTACCTGCCATGGCACAGATGTGGCGCACAGGATTACCGTGGAACGAAGCCAGTCTTAGGCAGTTGCTCTCTGATTACCAGAACGAAATTACAGACCTAGGCGGTAAATTTTTACTTGATCTTGATGAGGCCCTGCCAGATGCAGAAAAGCTTCCACGAGTTGAGAACGGTGAATTTAATCTCAGGCCGACAGCTTCAGGAAGCGTAAAAGCAGGAACGAGGCTAGAGGCAGGCTTTAACCTGAATAGCCCTAAGCAATTGTTACATAAATTTACAGTCCTGCTGGGCAAGCCTCCCGTGGACAGCAAAACAAAAAAGCCCAGTACCTCAAAGGCCGCTCTAAAAGAGCACGCTGCCGATCATGCTGTCATCAGAACTTATCTAGCGTGGAAAAAAACTGAAAAGCGTCGGCAGATGGCTGCCTCAATGCTTGAAGCTTTGCACCCTGATGGTTTTGTACGCGCCAGCTATTTACAGCTTGGGGCAGAATCAGGGCGTATGTCCTGTATGAACCCTAATAACCAACAGATCCCCCGCGATGAACGATTTCGTCAATGTGTTGAAGCTCCTGATGGTTGGATGCTTGTTGACGCGGATTTTGGCCAAATGGAATTGCGAATTGCTGCGTCTGTGGCTAAAGACCAAAGGATGACAAAAGCGTTCCAGAGTGGGGAGGATCTGCATACTGTTACTGCGGAGGCTTTGGGCTGCTCTAGGCAAGTCAGCAAGTCCGCCAATTTTGGTCTGTTGTACGGCAGCGGTGCTAAGGGCCTTCGTGACTACGCGGCTGCCAGTGGTGTGGCTCTAACAATAGACGAAGCCACGGAAATTAGGCGGCAATGGCTTGAGACGTATAGCGGTATTCAAGCTTGGCAACGGCAATGTTCTAGTGATGCCAAAAATGCTAAAAAAGATTCTTGGCCTGAAACAGAGGTGCCTGTTTCTAATCTCCGCCGGTATTTACCGGGAGATATGAATCGCCTTACAGTTAGGTGCAACACACCAATTCAAGGGGCAGGCGCTGCTGTTCTTAAGTGCAGCCTGGGCAGGCTATGGCCAAAGCTTCAGGCAGCTGGAGAAGATGAAGTAAGGCTTTCCGGTTGCATACACGATGAAATAATTCTGCTGGTTCGTGAGGACAAAGCCGATGCTTGGGCTGAGGAGCTAAAACAACTAATGGAGGGCGCTGAAGCTTTGTGGTTAGGCGACGTGCCACCGCTAGCTGAGCCTTTTGTTGGAAAACGTTGGTCTGATGTTCACTAATGGTCAGAGTTTTTAAGACGGCTACATCATGGACCTGCCATAGCCCTCAGGGAAGAGGTTACTACAATGACCTCGGCGATGCGATGGTTGCTGCCTATGAGGCCGAAAACAGGCAGGGAAATCATGCTCACATACCTGAGTTACGAAATCTCCCGTGCTACTACTGCCGATTTGCAAAGAGCAGCCAATTTCTTGGAGGGGGCTAGAGAGATTAGGGCTGGTTGCCGCAAGCAGCGAACCAAGTCCCGCAAAGAGCAGCAAAACGGTTGGCGTAAACATACTGATAAACCAATTAATTGGTAGCACAATGCTAGACTATTGTCTAGTGACTTAACATAAATGGCAATACGGCACGGTAATAAAACTTATATGCAGATTCTTTTGGATCCGCATAGGGCCGAGTTGCTGCTTGATCACGCAAAGGCATTGTCTGTACGTCCCACGGCTTGGATTAGGGAAGCGGTCTATACCGCATTGCAAAACGAACTCCCGTCAGCAGATTACAACGACGCCATGGAAAAAGATGCTGACACCTGGAAAGCGTCTGTGCGTAATCGGGTGCAAGGCAGGATGAACAGTAGAAACGCTGACAAAGATTGACTACTGTGCTACCTTTAGGCAGTCCCTACAAAAAAAAAATTATGCCACGCTACGCCTTACAGGTAAATTACAGCGATCAAAATCTCTACCTCGCTGCCTACTACACTAACCTGCCTAAAAACGGTATTCGCTTTACAGACAAAAAAGAAGACGCCTGCTCTTTTGTTACGTTAGAAAGGGCTCTGCAGACGGCTGTTAATCTTAAAGATAATCTAGGTAACGTTCCAACGGTTATAGAGGTTGCTAACTGATGGATGGCTTTACAAAATACATAGAAGATATTGTCCGATACCCTTTGCTTAATAGAGAGCAAGAGATTGTATTAGCTCGGCAAGTACAAGCTTGGGTTTCGTCTGATAACCCTACCAAGTCCCAAAAAAGGGCCGGAATAAGGGCTTACCACAAGCTCATCAACTGCAACCTACGCTTAGTTGTGTCTATAGCAAAAAAGTACACGATCCGTTCAAAACGTACAGACATTTTTGATATTGTTCAAGAAGGCAACATTGGTCTTTCGCACGGTATTAAGAAGTTTGATCCTGAAAGAGGTTATGCACTGTCTACTTACGTCTACTGGTGGGTAAGACAGTCTATAAGTAGACATTTAAGTTACCACGACCGCATGATAAGGATGCCGTGCCATGCTCTAGAGATACTTACAAAGCTGCGTATCTGGAAGCCTCAGTTTGAAGCTGTACACGGCAGGTCGCCTACTTTGGAGGAATGTGCGGACTACTGTGATACATCCCCCTCTAGGCTTAGGACTTACATGGAGCGAGGAGAGGATTGTGTAAGTCTTGATAAGGTCGTCGCTAACATGGAAAGCGAAACTACTTTAATAGAAAGTATTACAAATGGTGAACATCCTATGGAGAACCTAGAAGTTATGATGGCTGGAGACTTCACAAACCAGCTGGTTGCACATCTAAACGACGTAGACCGCCAAATTGTTGAAAAGGTCTTTGCACTCAACGGAGGCGAACCCAAAACATATATAAAAGTTTCTAGAGAGATGAATATGTCTAGAGAAAGAGTAAGACAGAGGTGCCAAAGAGCATTGAGAAAATTAAAAGTTGTTTCCTTGCACACTAAAGGAGGCTTTTACAATGAAATGCCGTAAATGTGGCGCTTCCGGTAGAGGAGTGCTTAAAGTGGTTAGCACTAGGTGCTGCGAACTTAAGTTCACTAAAACTAGAATTATGCAATGCAGTGTATGTGGCTGCAGTTCATACTCTTTAGAGATTCCTATTCCGGCCAATAAAATCTTATGCAATAGACACTACACTGCTAAAGAAATTTTTATTGATAAGTTGATTGGTTTTGCGTATTCTTTATGAAGCCGGAAGTTTTCGAGAGGCCCTCCGTATTGGTGGAGCGGCATAGGCTTAGAGAAGGTCCACCTGTTCACTATGTCTGCTGGAAACCTCATACAAGCGTTTTTTGTGCTGATCGTCTGTCTGTAATCAGGTTCTTCAAGTGGCCAAAAAGTACGCCTACCGGTGACGCTTTACGTGAATGGTTGGATCAGTTTGTCGAGTCTGATGCTGCTCTACACGCCAAGATCGGGGAAGGTGCCTCTCTAGATATGAAAAGGATAAAAGCTGAGGGTTTTGGACCAGAAGCCCATTCTGATGAAGACCCCCAAGCTGACACTAAGATGATTACTTAAACTGCTACAAATGCGCTTATTGCTCTAGCCATTCTTCTATTCTTAGTTCACGCGCTTCGGTCCAGTAATCTCTACTTTTAAACCAAACTTTCCAGTTGTGTCCTGACTTATGGCTATTACAGGAAAAACAACAGCCCACTAAATTTTTTTGTTCTGTAATACCTCCTTTCCATTTAGGTACTACATGGTCAAGAGTTGCGTTTTTACCTAAAGGCTCGGAACAGTAGGCACAGCAGTAGTTCCAGTGGGATAAAATACTGTGCCGAAATCGTGTTTTTGCCTTTTTGCGTGGTACTAATTCAGTTTCGTCGATTTGGTGGTCTACTACAATCACCTGAATTACCACCCTTTAATTTTAACGCGACCAGAGCTTGCCCTCAGCTATCCTTCTGCGCTTTAAACCTGTTTCAAAATTTGATCCTGGGTTTCTATAAAGTAGCATTGTCGATGGCATTGAATCCCAATCCTTATTAGCTAATACTCTAGTAATACTTCTGAAGCCGATTAAACCGTAAAAATACGCTCCAAGATTAAACGCAAAACTTACGAGTGCTGACTGCTGGTTTGTATTCATTTCTTTCCAAAAAGGAATGCTTTCTTCTAAAATATCTACGGTTTTACTAATTTCAAGTTCAAGCATCCTGTCTGCGGCTTCTTGTGTAATGGTCTCGCCTAGTTTTACGTGGCGGCCATCTGGGTATTTTGTGTTTCCGTAGCCAATAGTTGGTACGCCCGCTGGGCAGATATATGAAGATAGATGGCAACCTTCAAACGAAGTAATAAGCACAGCTGCTGCGCTATAAAGTTTTGGCGGCACAGCGGAAGACCATGCCTCGTACCAGGGTTGATCCCTGTTAAAAGCCTCAGGATACTTCTCTACAATTGCTTCCTGTAAAAGAACAAGAGCTGCGTTTTGGTGGGGCAGCTTTTTGTAATACTTAAACAGGTCAGTCAGGTTTACGGGGTTCTTTTGGCTCATACCAAGCTGCGCGAATGTGGAAATCGTCTAGACGTTTAGATTCATCAGGAGCTGGTGGCTGGGACTTAAGCCACTTATCCTGCTCCAGGTCAAGTTTTTTTGGTAATGACGTGTAAAATTTTTTACGGTTTATTTGTTTTTGCAGCACTTTCCACAACGAACGGGTACTGAAACGTACCAGCCATTTCCCGTCTTCTGGTATCAGATCTTTTTTGTGGGTTTTAGGCTCCTTAGAGCTGTAAAGACTAGTTGGATAACGCTGTTATCACGCAGCTTGCTCATACCAATTAGCTCTGAAGCAGCTGCAACAACAATCCAAAAAGCAGGATGACTGAGGATTGATTCTAAGCTCATTGCAAAATTGAATTCTTGTTTAAATCCTAGCCGTTCTTGTTCTCTAGTAGGGAGATACGGTTTCCGTGCTGATTTAAACGTTCGTAGATTTCCTTTCGATCCATGTTGGCCTGTACTTTTTCGGCCTTCATGTCCTGGTGCAGATCTTCTAACTTGGTAGCAATTGATTCAACCCCAGCCGTCAGTCGTATCACAGCCTCTCTAGACTCAGATGTACGTCGGCTAAAACCGGATACACTCATCCCGGCAATTCCTATAGATGCTCCAAGGATTGCCGCGTAGATTTCAATCACTTTTAATTGTGAGTGCGTTTCTTTTTTATTTTAACTGCTGATTTCGTTTGCTTCGGGCCTTTTTGCTTCCTCAAGCAGCTGCCGCAAAATTAGGGACAGCGTTGCTTTATCGTTGCTAGCTGCTGCATCAAGCATCAGTTGAGCAGCAACGTCTAGGTCTAAGGGTTCTGGCTCGGGCTCAGGTTCTGGCTCCGGCGGTCTTTCGATCACTTCATAATCGCCATCAACCCAGATAACTTGTTCAGTTACAGGGTCATGATCTGGTAACGAGTACGGACCAGAGAAACCGGCTTCGCTGATTTCTAGATCTGTAAATGTGCTTGAATCTGTGCGGGTAAAACCGCTAGGAAGATTAATCCGGTGCGGCAAAGGCTTAGGCTCTTGACCTTTGAATGAGTAAAGAATCATAATCCGTACCTCCCTTTTACTGCATTGTAGTTTTGTTGGACT